GCGGGCTTGCGCCTTCTTGATCCAGTCACGAGGGATGACGCGCGTGAGATCGTCGCCAGCGGCTTCGAAGGCCTCGTCGTCCGTCGCCGGATATTCGCGCTTGAACGCGGCGCAAAGCTCATCGGCTGAGAGCCCGCGCACGCTCGCCATGTCCCGGTTCTTCGACCACGCCCAATGCAGCTGCGCATCGCTAAGGCTGTGAAGCACTTGATACTCAAGAAAGGCGGCGGGCGGGCGCCACCCTTCTGGCGGCTCGGTCGCGTACTCTTCGTGCACAAACCAGGGAAGGAATATCGCGATGAACTTGGACTGGCCTGCCTTGGCCGCCTTCCACATGCGGTGGAACGCATCGCCGGGTTTGTTCGCCGTGCTTTCGAGGATGATCTCGGTTTGCTCAGCCTCGCCCACCGCCTCCATGGCGCCGACAAGGTTTGCTTCTGCTCGAGGCCAGAACCCGAACTCAGAGCCGTGAAAATATTGAAACGTGTCGCCGCGGCCAACCTCAAAGCCGCCGGCGGTGCCGACGCGATAGCCGCTGCGCAGTTCGGGAAAGTCCAGCATGCTGGTGCTGTCTGCACCCGTCGTTGGCTTCAAATCGTCCGGGCAATTGGTGTGAAAGAGATCGACCATCTCGAACAGCGCGTCGGTCGAGTCCTTCTTGTGCGCCAGCACCAGCGCCTTACAGCCCGTGCGGTTGGTGATCTTATGGTAGAAGCGCGCCCCGACCAGGGTCGAGATGCCCTGCTTGCGGCCCTTGAGCACGAGCGCGCGCACCATGCCGGTCTCGGCGAGCTGCCGATCAAGGCGATCATTCACAAGACGCTGCGAGGCGTTGAACTCTAGTTTGGTGACTGGACCCTTCTTGGTGCGGATGTCGAGCGAGGCCGCGGCGAACACTTCGAGGTCCGACGCCAACAGATCGTAATCGGCCTCGCTTGTCGCCTCAGTGGCGGGTTTGGCCAGCGCCATCGCCTGCCTCGGACGGTTGTGGCGGCCGCTCGCGCTTCTGGGCAAGCGCGGCCTCGCGCCGTTTCACCCGCTCCTCATGGGTCACGTTCACATTGCCAGAGTGCTCGTGATCGATGCGCTGTCGCCACTGCTCTTTACGCCGGTTGTTGAGCCAATAGATCATGGCCATGTCCGAAGGCGGCAGCACCTTCTTCACCGTCACGACCTCGACGCGCTCAGTCTCGCTGATCTTCTTGCCGTTCTCGCCGTAGACGATGTCTTTGACTTTGATTGCCTGCTCTTCCTCGTATTCATGGAATTGAGCGCGCTTGTGCAGGCTGTTCGTGACCCGCATGTCGGCGACAATCTTACCCCTTTTTAGGGCCTCCAAGAATTCGGGCTGCGAAAGCTTCCAGTTGGCGAGTGTAGACTCGGAGACATCGAAGAACGCCGCCATCTCCTTGTCCGTGGCGCCGAGGCGCGCGAGCGCTTCCGCTTGGTCTGCGAACTCGGGCTTGAACGAGCTCGGCCGCCCGGCGCGGCCAGGCTCTTCTGCCTGCGGCTTATCCTCTTCCGGCTGGGCGCTGAGGTGCTTAGCCAAGTCTGCGACCGGCGGCAGCGGTTCGGGCGCCTCCACGCTAGTGGGTTCCGGCTTGGGCTCGACATGAGGTGGCGGTGCCGCAGCGGGTGGCGTTGCGGGTGGCGCTTCAGACTTAGGCGCAGGCTTGGCGAAGTAGCTCAAGCCGTCAGCGCCTTCACCGCCCGATAGATACAGTCTTCGAGGTGGCGCAGCGCCAGCGTGACGTTGGCGCCTTGGTTCTCGGAGAGTGCGGCCAGGCGAGATTCTGCGAGGCTCATAACGCGAGAGCGCGACGGGTCCGGTCCGCCCGCAGCCTTCACCGACGCAATCAGCGCCGCGAGTTCGTCGGCCTTGTCCTTGATCGCATCATGCAGCGCGATCTCCTCGGCGCTGAGCTGGCGATAGCGCTTGCGGAAAAGCTTGTGCTCGTCCGCCATCACGGGCGCTTGACTTTGCCGCTCGTCTCCCTGCCCGCCTTCGTACACATTGCCCATCGGTCTTATGCCCTCTTCTCTTTGACTTTGTCGCTCCAGTCCTCGTCGAGTTCGGAGAAGCGCTCCGCGCCAAGTTGGATCACGCCAGCGAACGGCTTCACCTTGGACAAGTCCATTTCCTTGCCGTCGTATGTGATGGTGAGGTGGGGCTGATAGGTCGCGTAATCCCACGAGGCGCCGTGGCCCAGAAACTCGCGCCAGCGCTTGTAGAGCGGGAAGCTTTCGAACGCGAGCACGACCGCGCCCTTGTCGCCCAGCGCCTTGACCTCGCGCGGGAGATTGCCGCGCCCGGCAACGGCGATCTCCTTCTTCACGGGCTCGGGCCACATGAAGGTGCTCTTCGAGTAGCAGACGGTGACGTGCATATCTTTGGCCGGGAGCGTGGTCTTGAAGCCCTGCTCCTTGGCCCAGTCCGCGATCTCATCCCCATTGAGCACCGGGCGGCAGACGTAGAGGGTTGCGCTCTTGCTCAAGCCACACACTCCAGCGCCTGCGCTTGGCGTGGCTCGTCAGCGTCAGCGGCTTCGCCCACGATCAGCCGACGCAATTCATCGCGTCCCTTGGCCACCACATAGACGCCCTCCCCTACGCGGGTTTCGATGGCGACGATGTGGCCAAGGCCCTGCGCTTCGAGCAGGGCGCGGATGTTGGAGATGTGGCGCGGCAGGCAGGGGAACTGGCCCATGTGGGCAGAGCCGTGCATGGCCAGATGGAAGAGGATGGCCGATTGGTGCAGCGTGAAGCCCGGGGCGCGGCGACGCTGCGGGGCCTCGGTCTGCGCCTGAGCGGTGTAGAGCAACCGGTAGAGATCATCGAAGCCTGCGATGACCTCATAGCCCTCGGCCTTGCGGTTGGCGATGACGACGGCAGGCGCGTTCTTGGCCAGCCATTTTCGCAGGGCCGAAACGTGACGGGACAAATCGTCGACATCTTCATGACGCACCAGGCCGCAGGCAGCAAAGCGCCGCACCAGTCCAGTCAACGTGTCGGTGAGGCCGGGAATGATGGCGACGCCGTCTCCGCGTCGGCCCTGGGCCCAGGAGTGATGGTTGAACAGCGCCCGCAGGCGCGCGTGCTCGCGGCGGAACACCGCCAAGGCGCCGGCCATCCTCTCTTCTGGCGGCAGCGCCATCACGTCATCGAGCAAGGCGTCGAACTGATCCTCGGCCATCATGCCGCCCTCCCCGATTGGTTGAGCGCCTTGGCCGCGCTCAGCGTGTCGAGAACGACTTTCGGGATCTCAGCCTTCACCCGCGCCGTGATCTGCTCTGGCAAGTCCTTCATCTGGTTGAAGGCTGTCTTCATCTGCTCGGACATGCCGCGCAACTCGCGGCTGGTCTCATCGACCTCGTCGAACTTGGCTTCAGCCCGCTCCTTGAAGTCCTTGAGCACGGCGACATCGCGATCGATGCTGTCGCACTTCTCGCCCGCCATCTTCAGCGCGTTGATGTCGGCGCGGAGCGCGGCCAGGGACTCGCCCTGACTCATCTGCCGATCGCCGAAGCGCTCATGGCGATGGCCTAAGTCCCTGTCCCTCCCCTCGTCCCGCAGTTCGCGCAACTCGGTGCGCTCTTCGTTTCGCTCAAAAGCCTTCCAGACCAGGAACGCGACAGCGCCGATGAGCACGCTGACGACGCCGAAGAGAGCGAGGATGATGTCGCGGTCGTCCATGCGCACAACGTTCCGAAATGTTCTCGAACACGCGCCGCAAAGCGCTACACACGACCAAGGCACGCTTCGGTGAACAAAAGGTGAGAGGTCAGGCAAACGTCAGAGATTTTGTGCGTCACCAACGCCCAGCATTACGTGATCCCGCATCTGCCGCTGCCGTAGCTCATTCCCTCGCTCCAGGCTTTGAGGGCGGCGTCGGCTTCCGCTATCGCTTCTCGCGCAAGCGATGCGTCACCCATGTATTCGCCGCTATCTCGGAACGCGGCATCGTGATTGTCGATCCACTCCATCTTGACGACGATCTGAGCGCATACCCGCTCCAACGCCTCCCGCATCTTCTCCGCCTTCTGCGTGAGCGCGGCGAGGTCCGCCTCCAGCCGCGCAACTTCGCGCAAAAGCTTGGAGGCAAGATCAATGCGCAGTTCGGCGTAGCGATACTTCGCGCGAATGCCGAACTCCACAACTTCACATGCGGCGTTCAATTCTTCGGCGGTGAGCAAGCGCCGCTCGCGCAGCCTCTTCACCAGATCGGCATGGTCGGTCATGGCTGGTCGTCGTCCTTATTGAGGACGTTGCCGAGCAGGTAGTCAGCCAACGAATAACTGCCCCGCAGGCTCTCTAGCGCTTCGAGCCCCCAAGACCGGTGCATCGCCGGGAACGCCGCGAGGGCGCGTGCGATTTGGCCGCGCGGCGACTGGTCCGTATCACGAGACGCACGGCCCAAAGCCTCCATGAACTCGGCGTCCTCGTCCGGATGATTGGAGAGCGGATATTCAGCGGGTTTGTCGTTCACTCCAAAAGCTCCATCAGTTCGGCTATTGCTTCCTCTTCGGTCGCGCCGTGCCCCTGCGGGCCTTCCTCGTCGCCATCGCGGTATGCGACCCAATCGAAATTGCGGACGGGAATTGGCGGGTAAACGAACTTGGCGATGATCTTCATGCTGCGGTTCGGCTTGCTCATGGCTGCTCTCCCTTCGTATCGCTCTGAGCGGGCGGGGCGTCTGGAACGATTTGCACCAGCAGGAAGCTTGCAACGCGGGTCGACAGATCGTCGGCATCCAGTTCGCGCAGTATCGCGCTTTCGGCTGCGTTATACATGCGACGGTGCCGCTCCGGATCGCTTGCGAATTCGATAGTACAACCCTGCAAACGATCGACCACTGCGATAGCGACGCTGCGCACGGTGCGAGGTTGGCCCCAAAAAGTAGCGTCAGTCATGTCGCGTCCTTCTCCTTCCGCAGATGCGCGGCGACGGCGCGGCCTAGCGCCGTCGCTCCCCAGGTCCTTTGCAATTCCATTCGGCTCGGTGCCGTCGATCAAACGGGTCAGCGTCTCCCGCGCGTGCTCAATCTCGGTTGCAAAGTCCGACATGGCGAACGATTGCCAGTGATCGAAGTCGCCAGCCGATCGCTTACGCTCGATCATGTCGAGGGTGCTTGTCGCTGAATTGACCAGCCCGCGCAGCGCCGAATAAAGCGCGGGGGCAGTGCGCTCCATAAGGCGCTGATCTAGCTCCTGCCAACTCGGGCGGTTATCGTCGTCATCCATGGGACGTGTCCTGTGCTGTTCCCGTCTCGGCCTCAGACATTGGCCTTCTCCTCCGAAAGCTTGGCGCGGATGAGGGGATCATCGATGCATTCGAGTCGCGTCTCCTCGCGGTTGCCGCAAGACGAACAGCGAGGCGCCAATTTCGTGGAGCGCCACTCGCGCCCACAAATCTTGCAGCGATAGCAGAACCTCTCCCGATCCGGCCCCGTCGCCGCTTCCAGCCTCTCCAGAAGCCCCGCTAGGGGTGATGCGTCAGTCATGGCGTTTCCTCCGGGGGACGGCTGCGAGGCGGGTAGTTGCAGGATCATGGCGCGACACCGTGCGGAAGTTTGAAGCCAGCCGCGTTGCGATGGCCACCACCGCCGTAGGCTTTGGCTACCATCGACACGTCCAGTCCTGCGTCGGTCGAGCGCAGCGAGTAGTGCCGCTCTGTCGGGCCGTCATAGTAGGTGACGGCGAACGGTTCGCCCTTGGCCATGATGTTGCCGGCGTCGCTGCACATCGTAATCGGCAAGTTCGCAATCGGGACATCATGGCCCATGATCGAGATGCGCGTCTTCGTGATCTTTAGTAGCGTTTCAATGTCGCGCAGATGCTTTCTGTCGATGGCTGCGCCTTCCGCGATCAAATCCCCGCGCGCGCACTTGGCGGCGATCTCATCCCAAGCTCCGAAGTCGAAGGGGTAAGACGACATCGCGGCGTGCACTTCCCGCGTGAAGGGGAGCGCAAAGCGCCACAGGTCGCGATCTTCAACGTGGTTGATCAGCGGAATGCGGGCCTTTCCGGGGTGGAAGAAATCCCACGCCAACCCAGCGCCGCTGCGATCCATGTCAAAAACGGCGCGCACAGGATATGTCCCATCGAACTCTGCCATGTCGGCCCACGCATTGGGGTCGTAATGACGCTCGGACAGGAGCCCTCGAAGTTCTTCTTCAGCCGTCTTGTGGTGATCTAGCACGAATATGGTCCGCGCCGACTTCGCCATCTCCATCAGCACGCGGCGCTTGTAGCTGAAATCCACAATGATCACGTCGCGACCGGTAACGTCCGGCGGCTCCGCGCCGTAATGGCCTTCGAAGAAATCAACGTTGTCGCCGAAGCGCTTCCAAACGGTCCACGCCGCCGTGAATCCATCGAAGCAATTTCCGTGGTAAATGCAAAGTGGCTTAGTCATGTGATCCTCAATCGGCTTTGGGCTGGGGAGGGAGGGCTGAGACCTGCACGCTCACAACCGGATGCGCATCCGCCATGATCGTTAGCTGAACCGCCGCGCCCGCATTCAATGCGGCGAGTTCATCGCTATCGGGAACCCACATCGACGTGAGGCCGTATTCGTCGCGCTTGATCGGCAGCGGCATGCACTCGCCAAGATCGCTGTCGTGATCCCAACCGGGAGGAGCGCCGAGATAGTGCGTGATGCCGGCAAATTTCGTCGGGATCATGCGCGCCTCATCAGATCATCTAAGCGCCCGCGAACGCCATCGATCAGCTTGTCAAAAACGATGTCGCGGCTCACGCCGTCATTGCGCGCGCAAAACTCCACGATGCCAACAACCACGCTTTCGGTCAGCACAAGAATATTCGTGCGGTCGCCACCCGCCTCAATCACCGGTGCAACGATGCTGCGGACAATCTGACCCGCAAGCCGGTTGTGCAATTCCGTCATGTTCTCGGCCATATCCTCAGTTTCTCCAGCGCTTCCGCACTCTGCGCATAAGGGGTGCGTTCACTCATGGCTTAGCCTCGGGTTGCTTTGGAAAGGGCGGCTTCGCTAGCAAACGGCTGGTCGTCGTCATCGTAACCGAGGAAGTAGCCGGGCTCGCCGTCATGCGGCTTGCCGGGAAACTCACGGTAGCTCCACTCAGTCACGTCCATGATTACCCTCCTGCGGCGATCCCGTCGCCAGCTTCTCCATTCCGACTCCGCCTTCCGTCCGCCCGGAAACTGCCGCGTCGTTTTTCATCCCCTGCCCCCACGTGCATCGATCTCCGCGTAGAGCCCGCGCGTCACGTCCTGGCACACAGCAACGGTCACGCCGTGCTCAACCATCAGATCCCCGCAATACTGGATCAGCGTGTCGCGACCGAAGCCGATGGTGAACACCGTGGTGTCGGTGAAGCGGCAGGTCTTCGCGGACAGCCACGACTGCGCGAACGGCGCGCCGTACTTCGCCGTCACGGCCTTCGCGAAAGCCAAAGTTGCGCCGCGTGGTTCAGGGGTGCGGAAGGTCATGGGCGCGCCTCCCCTCTCGCGCGTTGCTTGCGCGCGGCCGCTCGGTGCAATCGCTCCAACTCAGCTTCCGTGTCGGCGCCAGGTTGGCGCGCGCCGCCGCCATTAGGCGGCTGGGCGGCGCGCGCAGGCGTAGCGCTCGACGATTCAGAAGATTCAAAGAAGGAGGAAGGAGGAAGGAGGGGCTTATCCTCTTGGATAACCCCCGTGACACCCTCACTTTTCATCGTTGTTTCCGTGCGTTGACGTTTCGATGTCACGCTTTCTGTAGCCGTGACGCCGGCGTGACGCGCGTGACGGTCACGCGGTTTTTGCGTGACATCCGGCGTGACAGAACCGGCCTTTTTGGCGGCACGCCGGCGCCGTTGTCGCTCTGCCGCTTTCTCGCGTTGGATCGCCTTGAGAAGCTCGCTCTTGTTGAGCTCGTGCTTCATCAACAGGTCTGGGTTGCCGCCCTTGCGGCCGTTCTCGTAAGCCCTCGCCTTCCGCGCTGGCTCTTTGATGACCATCCGTCGGCTGTAGATTGCGCCGGTCTTGGGGTCGACCGCGCATACCTTCCGCGCTTTAAGTTCTTCAATCAAAGGCGCGATTTCTCCAGGTGGTTTCCCCACCTGCCCCGCAAGTTCTTCCAGCGTGAATACGGCGCCATCCTCGTTGAGCAGATAGCCGCGTTGCGGCGAGTGATGGCACCTGCAGCAGATGCGCATCCAAAGGCCCTGGGCGGCCAATGAGACGGCTTTGACGAGTGGGTCGTTCTCCCAGTCGGCCCAGTAGAAGTCGGATGAAGGGTGCGAGGCCATGGCGATCAGTGCTCGAAATAATTACGCAGGCTGCCACGATCCCGCTCGGCAAGCTCCGGGAATGGCTCGTCGAGGTCGGGCCAATCAAACTTCTGCGCGGCCTCGCGCGCCAACAAGTCGTCTCGTTGCTGGCTCTCGTGACGCTGGCGGTCGCACTCATCGCTCGGCGACGTTGACCCGACGCCTACGGTGTCCATCTCGATTACGGGCTTCGGCGACGGTGCAGCACTGCAGAAGCGCCGAATCTCAGCAACGAACTGATCCCAAACCGTAGCCGCCTTCGCAAACTCCTTCATGGAGTCTGCTGATGCGCCGGCGCGAAAGGCCGCCTCTATGAGCGCGAGCGCTTCGTGGTAATCGAAGTGATCCAGATTGCCGTTCTCGTGCCGAACGCGGAGGATCCCACGCACATAAAATGCGTCGGAAAGCCATGGACGAAGTTGGCGTTGCTTGAGGTATCCTACTGTCTTGGGGATTGCGTCGAATGCTTTGTTCCACGCGCGCAGTTCGACATCCTTATCGGTATTGTAGTCGAAGTGCTGGACGAAGGCCTCATCGACGGCGGCCAGAAGCTCGGCCACCGAATGCCTCTTCAGCCAACGCCTGATCTTTTGCGCGCCCGCTTTTGTGACGTTCCAGTGGTCACCGCATGCCTGCGCGATGGCGTCGCTGACAACCGCGACCTGATCCTCCTCGACGCTCGCTAGACTAGCGCGCCACTCCACGAGCATCTCAAGCTGGACGCGCCGCTCGTTGAGTTCGTCAAGGGTGGCCTTCTGCTTGGCCAGCGTCGATTGATCCGAGAGCGGGCGCGCGCCCTTCCCCGCATTGCAGTCTTTGCACGCGGTGATCAGGTTCAGGATATCGCTGAGGCCACCTTCGGCCACCGGCTGAATATGGTCGACGTGAAGGACGACTTCCGGCGCCGCGCGGCCGCAATAGGCGCACGTAAAGCTATCACGCTTGAAGACCTCAAATCGGGTCTTCTTCGAAACATGGTCGCGCGAACGCGAATCCCCGCCCTTGTGTCCAGCCGTTTCTTCGGCCATATTCCTAGCTCCTGAGTATACGTTCACTTCCGGGACGCCAGCGGCCTCTAACCGCGGCGTCCCTTTTCATTTCGAAGGCGTGCGCCCTCCCCTGCCGCGGACGAACAGAGCGAGCGCGGCAAGCGTGAGGGCAAAGCAAGCGAAGGCGATGAGCGCGGGAGCGAGTTGGGCGAGTTCGCGCCAGCGCTCAGCCGCTTCGATGCGCGCGGTGACATCGGTTGCGCTCATCGCACCAAGCCCTTGT